ACGGGCGCTTGGACGGGGGCTTGGACGGGCGCTTGGACGGGGGCTTGGACGGGCGCTTGGACGGGGGCTTGGACGGGGGCTTGCGGTGGATCCTCGTAATCTCCGAGGTCAATCTCAAGTTCAATGCCTTCAAGATTTTCAAAGTCAAACTCATAATCCATGGTTGAAAATCAATGAAGCTTAAAGTTGTGTGAAATATTGGTTGAAAAAAAAACAAACAATTTCTAGGAAATTTCTAGGAAATTTCTAGAAACTGGCGGGCAAATTTTTCCCAAAAGGTGGATGGCACAGGTATCGCCGCGTTCAGCGATGAACTCTTCCAAATCTGTAAACAACTCTGGATCTATAATAAAGAATGCATCCGCGTGACCAAGCGAGTTCAGCTGCCTTGTTCGAATAGACGGGATGCCATGGGTTTTGGAGTTCCAGGTACAACAGTATGGCTCATATTCAACCACGACCACCAGACGATCAAATACACGCTCGCAAGCGTGCAGTTGCGGAAGTCGAGATGCGTTTGGGTATTTATAAAGCATTTTTTTAGTGCACGGGGGCAGCCTCAACCACGGTCAATTTTTTTTACATCCCGAAGGAGGAAAAATCACTCAGGACAGGCATGGGAAGATATTCTGAATTGGTGGACCCATAATTCGGCACCTTCTTGCAGTCAAATGACGGCTCGGGACATCGCCCGCATGGGGGACAGGGTTCGGGTTTAGGGCATGTACCGCATTTGCCGTCGTTTGTACTGTCGTTCGCCACAGGACTACCGTTTGTCGTGATAGATACGTACGGAGAGGACACTGGAGGAGCAATAAACACGGTATCTGTATTGGTTTGAGGGTAAGTGGGTTGCGGTGGAGGCGTCGGTGGTGGAGGCGTCGGTGGTGGAGGCGTCGGTGGTGGAGGCGTCGGGCCACTGGTTGGCGTCGTGTCCGTGGAGTCGTTGTAGGGACAGAACCCGTTGCAGTTGCTACCTTCCTTGTTGCTCTTGGGAATTCCGAGTTTTTCGCAGCATCCAAACTCGCCACATTCTGAAGTGTACGCTTCGACGACATTCGGAATGCGAAACATGTCGCGAAGACGTTTTAACTGCGTGTTATCTCGCTGCTTTTGTTTGTGAAGAACCGTGGCGCTGCGGTCTAACGTGTAGTCTCCCAGTTTCGTGTATTTCCGCAGAGCGGGAGGCGCAGGGGCGGGTTCGGGGGGATCAATGAAGGCCTCGAGGGTGCGAGGCCCCAAATAGCAAAAGAGACAAAAGACGACGAAAACCCCGCCCAAAATCATGAACATGGCATTTTTCATTTATAAACTGATCCCGAAAAAAAATTGACCATGCAAATCCCTCCAAGTGACAGTCATTCAATCGCCGCAATGAAGATTCTTGCCATTGACACTGAGACCACTGGACTGCCGCCTAAACGTGTGCCTCCAACAGATCATGCAGTCTGGCCGTATATTGTACAGCTAAGCTACGTCCTTCTTGATACGGACACGGAAGAGACGCGGGACGCTGACTACATTCTACGTGTACCCGTGGAGATTCCGACGACGCACATACACGGTATTACCAAGGAACGGAGCGATGCGGGGGAGAATTTCGGACGCATTTACGGGAATCTGGCGGCAATCATGGAGGAGGCCGACATTGTGGTGGGACACAATTTGGAGTTTGATCTCAATATGATTCGAGCGGAATGCGAGCGACGCCACTTGCTTTTTCACATGCCGTCGGTTCGCTATTGCACCATGCGGGAATCCAAAGAACGGGTAGGACTTGTGGCCCCTGAAGGCTACATAAAATACCCCAAGCTAGGAGAGTTGTACCAGCATCTCTTTCACGAAGAACCCAAGAATTGGCACGATGCCTTGTCCGATGCTTATATGGCCCTGAGATGCTTCCACATGCTTGTTCTTAAAAAAGACCACGCCAAAAAGTAGTATCCAGACTTTTCATTTTTTTTACAACTTATTCCAATCCCAAATGGAGTTCATTGTTCAAACCGATAAAACTGTAATAGAGTGTACGGAGGAGATAGACCGACTCTTGAAGCGGCTTCATATCCGTATATATTTGGATCATGCACCGATTCGTATTCAAACTCAGACAAACGTAGGAGGTCAACTTCTGCGATGGGTGGTCCTGTCCGTGGACTTGGCCAGGGCAATGAAGATGGATTTGGATAAGACACAAGTCAGCATCACAGCAACCAACAACGAGTTGACCTTTCGTCTATATCCAACGCAAAAGAATGCGTTTTGCGTCACGATGCCGAGGATGTTTTCAAAGGACGAGAATGAACTCAATATGGCAAGGCTGCAGAAGTTCCTGAACTTATTTTGGAAAAGTGTTTTAGCTACAGCACGGTCCCCTCAGCAAATGTTGGTGTTGAAGGAGGTCGCTTGGTGGTTTAAATTGGGGGTGGGCAAGACGATTCCATTGTGTTCATTTGGGTCGATGATGCGGGCACGACTTACTCCGATAATTGGGGACAGCACGTACGATCGTTTGTATGAGGATGCGCGACTTGGCGCATTTACAGAAGTCGTTGTGGAAAAAGTGGTTTCTTCTGAGGAAGTCGTTGACGACAAATTCAAAAGGGCAAAAGAGCAAGGCCATGTCATTGATGTCGATGACGAACCGCCAAAAAAACGGGCTTGTTCAAGCACGCGCTGCAGCTAGCACGGCTTCTTTAATTGCACTTGCCCCTGCATGCCCCTGTTTTGCCGCGCGTTCTATGCATTTAATGCCGCCTACAAAATTAGCATTGCCGCCTTCACCGCGAATAAGCATTTTTCCTAGCATAAATTGCGCGTCGAGTACGTCCGACGCAGCAGCCTTGAAATTGCGTCGGGCCTCAGAGTGGTTTGGCGCGATGCCGTCTCCCGTGTAGTAGCACATGGCGAGCAAGTAGAGAGAGGGGCCCGTATTGCTGCGACCACACCATTCAACTAGACTGCTGGTATTTTTAGCGAGGCCATAGCCCCCAACGCGATACATTTCGCAAATGTTTGCCGAGGCAGCAGCGACGCCGTTTTCATACGCCATGCTGTAGAATTTGAGAGCCTCTGCCCAGTTGCGGTTCTTGCCCTCGCCTACGTGGTAGGCGTAGCCGAGCCGAAACTGGCCTAGCCCGTTGCCTGCCAGAGCGGCTTTGTGGGCCCATTTTAGGGCCATGGGGATGTCTTGGACGACTCCAACACCTCGGTAGTACCGCATAGACAGTTCGCCCATGGCCTGCGGGTGCCCCAACTCGGCGGCTTCGGCGACGCGGCCCTCGCGGTACATTTCAGGAGCGGATTCAAATTCGGCCGTTGCCGCAGTCCACTCGCTACAAACGTCGTCGTCAAATTCACCTGCTTCCACAAGTCGTTGAATGGCGTCGCGGAGTGAACGGTTGGGCTGCAGTTGACTGAGGTCGATGAAAACACTGGGGTCCAAGGGACTGGTATTGTGCTCTTCGCACCAACGAGAGATGGCCTTCCACTCGTAGGTCCAGCCGTCTGAGGCTTGTACGGGGTTGATCATCAGTGAATGGGTAATGGGGCAAAGGAATTGATCGTGCAAAACGCGCTTTGCGCGGGGAGGCATGATCATTTCAGCGAATCGCTTCATGGTGGGAAATGGTTGCGAGTCTGGGGACACCTCAAAGAAATCAATTTTTTTCAGTTCCTTGCCATTTAAATAGCTTTTCAACGGCATCTACAGCGCCCACCGTGTTTTTGCTGTGGGACGCGCTTCGTGTTTTTGGGGCGCGCCAGACTTCAACAAAGTCAGTCGGAGCACTCGTTTCCGAGATAAGAACCACATTGGATTTGCTCCATTCGCGCATGACGGCCCAAAAGGCAGCCGAATCAAAGACGTCGTAATGTTTGACATCGCGGCGGTATTTAATGGGGTAGCGCGTTAGAGCGTAAGGAGGGTCGCAATAAACGAGCTTGTTGGTTGGACGCAAGTCGCGGTAGTCGCTAAGCACGAATTGCACGTCTTGAATGAGGGGTCGAGTGCGCTCGAGACTATGGGTCATTTCTTTGCAGAAATCTTCTTTTTTGTCTCCTAAATATTTTTGGGAATAGGCGCCGAAAAAACGGCCGCCAAAACTCATGCCGAACCCTACGAAGGCTTTGAGCGCGGAGGGACTCGGTAATTGTTTGGCGTGCAGGTACTGGTCTTCGCTCACGCTAGCGGGACATTGAAATGCCCCCGTCTTGACTTCATTCCACATTTGAATCAAGTCGGGATGGTAGTCGGCCGCCACGCGGTGTGGAAGAGTGATGTGCTTGAGTATGCCGAGCGACCCGCAAAAGGGTTCAAGGTAGCCGTCTGTGTCTCCCGCATAGGATTGTATTACAGGGGCGAGATGTTTACCGAGCCGCTGCTTCCCACCTAGATATTTCATTTCTTCATCGTTTTAAAATAAACCTACTCAGTCAAACGTTTTTTTCTACCCTCACGACGCAGTCGTCGCTAAAAAAAATGAAAGCGAACGGCGTATCGCGTGTAATGACGTGAAAAAAATAATAAGGGTTAAAAGAAGAGTTCGTCGCGTTCAATCATCTTGATCGGAATCGCTTGAGACCAGTGTTCGATGCGGTCTTTTAATGCGTCCAAACGCGCTACCCATTCGTCTTTCTTGGAGGGTTTCAGTACACAAACTCCCTGCTTATTGTTGGCCCAGCAAGACGTGTGCCCCTCGTAGGCATCAGGATTGAATCGCACAAACACGATGCTTCGTTCACCCACGTCTTGCCAAAGCTGAACATCGCGTTTCGTGTCGCAGCTATACCCTTCGTGCCGATGCTCGTCGACCTCCACAATGAGAATGTGCGATCCAAAATCAACACGCATGTCAGGTCGGCGCAACGAACAGGCGTTTTCAAACCGCTTGTCGAAAATCCAGCTAAAATGCGGAAACTCTTGATGAATGAACTCTTTCACGCAAAGTTCCTTGGTCTTGTAGTTGCGCGCAACCTTAATGTCAGGGCGAGTTTGCACGCAACATGGCATACAGAGTCCGTCGTATTTTCGGTGGCCCTTCGTCTCGCACAGCGGAATTTTACATAGCGCTGACCCTCCACACAATTTGCAGGCCTGCTTCCATTTTCCGTGTTCGCAAATGCTAGAACCACCGCACTCCTTGCAAATAGTTTTAAAACGCCCGTGTTCGCAAATGCGAGAACCACCGCACTCCTTGCAATCAGTTTTTATTCGCCCGTGTTCGCAAATGCTAGCACCACCGCACTCCTTGCAAATAGTTTTTATTCGCCCGTGTTCGCAAATGCTAGAACCACCGCACTCCTTGCAAACAGTTTTTCTTCGCCCGTGTTCGCAAATGCTAGCACCACCGCACTCCTTGCAAACAGTTTTTCTTCGCCCGTGTTCGCAAAAGCTAGAACCACCGCACTCCTTGCAAATAGTTTTAAAACGCCCGTGTTCGCAAAAGCTAGAACCACCGCACTCCTTGCAGGCCTTCTTCCATTTTCCGTGTTCGCAAAAGCTAGAACCACCGCACTCCTTGCAATCAGTTTTTATTCGCCCGT